GACCCACATCGTCAGGATGTTTTTAATCTTGGAACTGTCACAAGTGGTGCCATCCCGGATATTCAGGGATTTTCACGCCAACTCTCGGCCGAAATGGTCCGCAAGGTCATGAACAAGCACGGTCACGGTGGATATGGCCGGGATCGCCACCCGATTGAAAAGGACCATTTCGCCCTTATTCCTGAAATCGCGGCGAAAGGCACGCAGCGCGAAAAGCATAGCCGATCGGGTATCCGGAAGATTGAATACCGGCACCAGATAGCCGGCCGCGATTTCATTTATGTCGAAGTCGTTGGAATGAAACGGCAGCGGGTGACGGCCAAGACCTTCTATACGCCGAATTCATGGACAGGAGATGAGAGTTAAGCCTTGGGTGCAGATGCCGAAGCCCCTGCACGTTGGACGTCCGAGATCGCCAAGGCACGTCCGATATAGACCCGTCTCGGTAAATTTGCAATGAACGGGAAAGAGCGGCGCGTCTCTTCCCTGAAATTCCTCAGCTAATCAGCGCCGATCGATCATGGCACTTCGGGACCATGGTCAAGCCCATCCTCACCTGCGGATCCGCCTTCACGGTTGAAGTGCCCGTCACCGGCGGCGCGGTGCCCGAATGGGTGCAGCTGATGCCGATGGGGACAAGCACACCGCGCAACGGTACGCCGCCGGTCGTCATCCTTGAGAATCGCGCCCATGCCGATCAGGTCGTCGCCGCGTCCGCCGCCTATATGGGGCCGAACGACATGGTCATCGACTATGACCACCAGACGGTGCACGCGGCCGCTGTTGCGGGAACGGCTGAGGCGGCTGGCTGGGTCAAAGAGCTGGAAGTCCGCGATACCGGCATCTGGGGCCGCGTGGAATGGACCGCCGAGGCATCGGCCAAGCTGACCAGCAAGCGCTGGCGCTATATTTCGCCCTATTTCGCGCATCGGCCCGACGGGCGCGTCACCAGGATCATCAACGCGGGCCTTACCAACACCCCCAATCTCGATCTGGCGGCCGTCGCCAGCGCGATGAATGACGGAGCTTCCATGAAAACAATCAGCCTATTGGCGCTCGCCTCGGCCCTCGGCCTGGGCGAAGACGCCGACGAAGCGGGCGTACTCGCCACTATCGAAACATTGAAGGCGGGCACGACCGTGCTGACCGGCCTTGCCTCGGCCCTTGGTGCGAAGCAGGGCGACGATCTGGTCGCGCTGGCTTCGGCCAGCGTCGCGGCCGCAAAGGCGAACAAGCCCGACCCGGCGAAATTTGTGCCGGTCGAAACCGTGGCGGAACTCCGCGCCGAAATGTCGGCGATGGAGGCCCGCCTCGACGCTGCCGACGTGAAAGAAAAGGCGGCGATGATCGCCGGGGCGAAGGCCAAGGGCAAGCTGCCCCCGGCGCTGGAAACCCACGCCAACACCCTCGACATGACCGCGCTTGCCTCGTTCCTCGATGCGCTGCCGGAGACCGGGCTTGGTCAGGCGGCCGTGCCTGGTGGCAAGGCCGATGGCAGCAATGGTGCGCTGACGGTGGACGAGCTGGCAGTGGCATCGGCCTTCGGCATGACGCCGGAGGAGTTCGCCGCCAACAAGAAGAAAGAGGAGGCTAACTGATGGCCGCGCTTACCGCCGGGCGGAACACGCCCAAGCGCGACGGCAAGGATTTTTCCCGCCCCGTCGCCGCCGCCACCAAGCTCTATCAGGGCGCGCTCGTCTGCCTGTCGGCGACTGGCTACGCCGTGCCGGGTTCGACCGCCACCACGCTGACCGCCGATGGTGTCGCCAGAGCCGATGCGGACAACAGTTCCGGTGCCAATGGCGCGATCAGCGTCGATGTGGAGAAAGGCGTTTTTCGCTTCGTCAACTCCTCGGCCGCTGACGCCATCACCGCCGCCGAGATCGGCGACACCTGCTACATCGTCGACGATCAGACCGTTGCCAAGACTGATGGCACCGGCACGCGATCGGCGGCGGGCCCCATTGTCGACGTGGACGCCCAGGGCGTCTGGGTTCGCATTTCCTGAAAGGACTGAATCGAGATGCTTATCTCTCCCGCTACTCTGCGCACGCTCGGCGTCGGCTTCAGCGGCGCGTTCCAGCGCGGCCTCGGTCGGGCGGCCTCCCAGCGCGCGCTGGTCTCGACCGAAATCCAGTCGACCACCAAGTCGAATGATTATGGCTGGCTCGGCAAGTTCCCGCGCATGAAGAAGTGGCTCGGCGATCGTGTCATCGAGCAGCTCAAGGGCTACAAATATTCCCTGGACAATGAGGACTGGGAAGACACGATCGAGGTCGATCGCAACGACATCGAGGACGATAATATCGGCTTCTACAGCCCGCTCTTCGAAGAGATGGGTATGGCGGTCGAGACCCATCCCGACGAGCTGGTGTTCGCGCTGCTGAAGGCCGGTTTCGCGACCAACTGCTATGACGGGCAGTATTTCTTCGACACCGATCATCAGGTGCTCGATGAAAACGGCCAGCCGGTCTCCGTCGCCAATACCGATGGCGGTGCGGGCACGCCCTGGTTCCTGATCGACGATACGCGCGCGCTCAAGCCGATCATCCTCCAGATGCGCAAGAAGGCGCAGATCGTCAGCAAGGATGCCCCGACCGACGACAATGTCTTCATGCGCAAGAAATTCCTCTATGGTGTCGATGCGCGCTACACGGTCGGCTTCGGCTTCTGGCAGTACGCCTGGGGGTCCAAACAGACGCTGGACGCCGCCCATTATGCGACCGCTCGTGCTGCGCTCTCTGGCATGAAAGGTGACTATGGCCGCCCTCTCGGGATCAAGCCGAGCCTGCTGGTCGTGCCGCCCTCTCTCGAAAGCGCGGGGCGCAAAATCCTCAACAGCGAGAATGCGGCCGGTGGCGAAACCAACGAGTGGAAAGGCACCGCCAAGCTGGAAGTAGTTCCGTGGCTGGCGTGATCCGCATCCGCTCGGTCGGCAAGATCCGCCGCCGGGCGGGCCTTGCCTTCAGCCGGGAGTGGTCGCCGCTCGATGGGACACAGGTCAACGAGGCGCAGTTGCTTGCGATCCTCGAAGACAAGGAGCTGGAGCTGGAATTTGCCGCTTCAGAGCAACCCGGCGTCGATCTGGAGTTCGTGCCCTATCCGCATCGCGAAGAGGCGATCGCCGTGCTGCGCGAGCATATCGCCTATGACATCGCGCATGGCCGCCCGCACGACATGGTTGCCGGGCGGGAGAGTTCGGGAACCGATGCCGACCAGCTCGGCGGCATTTCCCATGACGATTTCACGAAATTCCAGAGCGCCCTGGGGGCCGAAGACAGAATGGAGACGGGCGCGCCCGGCTCCGGGGCGTCGGAGGCAAAGGACGGGACCGGCACGGACGATAACGCCGCCCCGTCTGCTGATCCCCAGGGCGGCGAACCGGCGTCGGCGGCCGGGGCGCAGGAGTCTCGCGAGGGCACGGAAGACGGCGCGACTGCGCAGGAAGCGCCGCCGTCCGGAGAGAAGCAACCGCAGGATAGCCTTCAGCCTGCGGTCGCCGAAACCACCTCTTCTGGTTCGGGCACCGCCTCGCCCGACAGGAAACGCCGCCGCGCTGTCTCATAGCACGGCGGAAGGGATCGGGCCGCCGCTTTAGTTTTTCGGCGGCCCGGTTTCCAACCTTCTTCAGGAGTGATTTCGTGCCCATTTTCGCCTCGATCGCCGACATGCAGGATGGCAGGTTCCCTCAGCGGGACCTGATCCAGCTGACCGACGACGCCGGAACGGGCGCGATCGACCTCGGCAATCTGGAGCGCGCGCTCAATCAGGCCGACAATGAAATCAACGGCTATGTCGCCGCCAAATATAAGCGCGTCGACGCCGGAACGCCCGTTCCCGCGCTGCTCACCGATCTTGCCTGTCATATCGCCCGCTACCGGCTGTTTCGCTTCGGATCGCCGACCGAGCAGGTGCAGAAAAATTACGATCAGGCCGTCGCCCAGCTGCGCGACATCGCGCGCGGGACGATCAAGCTCGATCTGGGCGAGGAAGTGCTGACCGAGCGTGACGGGCAAATCCTCGTCGAATCGGCGGATCGCCTGTTCACCCGTGACAGCATGAGGGATCTGTAATGGCCGGGGCCTCCATCATCTTCGACCTGCGCGATCTGCACGCGCTGGAGACCGCGTTGAAGGACGCCGTCGCCCGCGCGGAGGATCTGTCGCCGCTGATGGATGCGATCGGCGGCGCGATGGAAACCACCGTGCACGAACGCTTCGAGGCGGAGGAAGAGGCGGACGGCACCAAATGGCCGCAGTCGATCCGCGCGAAGGAAGAAGGCGGTCAGACGCTGCGCGACGATGGGCATCTCGACAACAGCATCACGCATATATTCGACGCCAGCTCGACCGAGATCGGATCGAACCTGATCTATGCCGGGCCCAATTTCTTTGGCGCGACGATCCGCGCGAAGAATGGCGGTTACCTCAAATTCTCGCTCCCCGGCGACCTTGGCTTCGTCCAGGTCGAAAGCGTCACCATTCCGGCGCGGAACCCTCTCGGCATTGGTGGCGACGATGAGGAGACGATGGAGGAACTGGCCGCCGACTATCTGTTCGGAGGGCTGGCGGCGTGAGCGGGATTATCATTCTGATCTGGGCGATCGGCGCGGTCATCGGTTTTGTGCTCACGCTCAGGGCCACTGCCGCTGAAACGACCGCGCATGGACAGGGTATCATCCTGCCGATGGGCATCCTGCTCAGCATCTTCTGGCCGCTGGCGTTCGCCTGGATCGCCTTGATCGGGCTCGGTTTCCTCGTCGATCGGGTCTGGCGCTGGATCAGGAGTCTGGTCGCATGATCGGCGCGGCGGAAAATGCGATCCTTGCGCGCCTCGATGCGGCGGGCACGGCGGGTGTGCTGGGCTATCGCTATGCCAGTCTCGAAACCTATCCGGAGAACTGGGACGCCTATCTGAAGGACAAGGTCGCGCTGCTCGCCCCGGCGGCATGGGTCGTGTTCGGCGGCTGGGGCGCGGCGGCGGATGGCGAACTGTCGCGGCCGTTGCTGCCCGCCACATTCGGCCTTGTCGTCATGGCGGAAAATCTGCGCAATGAGCAGGCGACCCGCCACGGCGACCCTGCCGATGCGACGATGCCGGGCAGTTACCAGATGATCGCGGACGCGGTGGCGCTGCTCGCCGGTCATGATCTCGATATATTGTGCGCTCCGATCGTCATCGGTGCCTGTCGTTTCGTCCGCCCGCCTGCCGCCTTGCGGGAACGCAAGGTGTCGATGCTGGCGCTGGAGCTGCGCACGAAGCTGCAATTCGAGGTCGCCGACATTGGCGGCGCGCTCAACGATTTCACCCATTTCCACGCCGACTGGGACATTCCGCCGATCGGCGCGGGTCGCGACGGAACGGCGATCGGCGGCCTGCCGTGGACCGGCCCCGATCCCGACAATGCCGACGCGGCCGACGACATCATCCTGCCAGGAGCAAGTGCATGAACGAAACAAGGATCAGGGTCACCCCGACCGAGGGCCGCAAAGTGCGGCACCCCGATGGCCGCGTGCTGGCCGATGGCGGCGAAGAGGTCACTCGCTGCGCCTATTGGCGGCGCAAGGAAATCGGCGGTGACGTGACGATCGAAGCTGTGGCGGCCGGTTCCGCCACATCGCGCAGGAAGGCCAAGGCATGACGATCAGTTTCAACAGCATCCCGGTCGGCACCCGCACGCCCGGCACTTTCGTCGAGTTCGATTCGACGCGGGCGACCAACGGCCTCACACCCGGTATCAACCGCATCCTCGTCGTCGGTCAGCGGCTCGCCGCAGGCACGATCGATGCGCTGACGCCCAAGACGGTGACCAGCGAAGGCCAGGCCGACACATGGTTCGGACGCGGGTCGATGCTGTCGCGGATGATTACCGCGCTCAAAGCGGCGGATCGGCTGGTCGAAACCATCGCCGTCGCGCTCGATGACGCGGTGGGCGCGGTGGCCGCGACCGGAACGATCACCATTGCCGGACCGTCGACCGCCTCGGGCACGATCGCGCTGATGATCGCCGGTCAGCGCGTTGCCGTGACGATCGGCAGCGGGACCAGCGCGGCCGATACCGCAACCGCAATCGCCGCCGCCGTCAACACCATGCCGGACCTGCCGGTTACCGCCAGCGCCGCTGCCGCCGTGGTAACCCTGACCGCGCGCCAGAAAGGCAGCTGCGGCAATGAGATCGATCTGCGCCATAGCTATTATGTCGGCGAGGAACTGCCCGCCGGTATCACGCTGGCGATCGTCGCGATGGCGGGCGGCGCGGGCGATCCCGATTATGGCGATGTCTGGTCGGTGATCGGTGACAAGGCCTTTTCGGCCATCGCGATCGGGACGGCCAACGCCGCAATCCTCGCCGCGTGCAAGACGGAGCTGGAAAGCCGCTTCGGCCCGATCCTCGCGATCGACGGTTTCCTGTTCTGCGCAAAGTCGGGCAGCCAGGGGACGCTGGCCGCATTCGGCGCGTCGCTGAACAGTCAGTTCATCTCCGTGATGGGCTCCGGCGAGTCGCCCAGCGCGCCCTGGGAATGGGCGGCGAGCTATGCCGCGGTGGCCAATGCCGCCGCCAATATCGATCCGGCCCGGCCGATCCAGACGCTGGAACTGCCCGGCATCCTCGCGCCCAACGCAACGGAACTGTTCACGCGAGCCGAACGCGAGCTGCTGCTGAAGGACGGCATTTCGACCTTCACCGCCGACCAGGACGGCACAGTACGGATCGAGCGCGGTATCACGACCTATCAGGTCAATGCGGCGAGCGCAGAAGATGTCTCTTATCTCAATGTCGAGACGATGCAGACGCTTTCCTATCTGCGCTATTCGCTGCGCAACCGCTTCGCGATCAAGTTTCCCCGGCACAAGCTTGCCGATGACGGTACGCGCTATGGCGCCGGTCAGAAGATCGTCACGCCATCGGTCGGCCGCGCCGAACTGGTCGCGCTCGCCCGCGAGTGGGAAGAGGCCGGACTGGTCGAGGACCTGGACCAGTTTATCGACGAGCTGATCGTCGAGCGCAACGCATCCGACCGGGATCGGCTGGACGCTCTTTTACCGCCGAACCTTGTCAACCAGTTCCGCCAGTTCGCGGCGCAGGTGCAGTTCATCCTCTGAAAAGAGGCCGCTTAACCGCCTCTCAAGAGGGCATTGAAAGGACGAAATATGGCAAATCCCAATCGCGTCGCGGGGCAGGCCACCATCACGGTCGACGGCGACCGGATCGAAACCGATGGCCAGTCCACGCTGGAACTGGGCGGCCCGGTGCGCACTGCGGTCGCAGGCGACTATCAGGCGGGCAGCTTCAGCGAGAAAGAACAGGAATCGAAGCTGACCGTCTCGATCCTGCTGAAAAAGGGCACGCGCGCCACCGATTTGCGCAAGATCGATAATGCGACCCTGACCGTGCTGACCGATGTCGGCCAGCTCTGGATGGTCCGCAACGCCTATTGCGCGGATGTCATCAGCATCGCCACCGCCGACGGCAAGGCCAGCGTGGTGTTTCAGGGCCCGCCCGCCGAGGAGCTGACGCTATGAGCGTCGCAAGCGAAACCGGCTTGCCGGAAGGCGCGGAGCTGATGAGCGATGGATCGGGCCGCGTGCGCTACCCCTTGCGTTATCCGATCTCGTTCAAGGTCGGCGGCGTCGATCAGAAGCTTGAAGAGATCATCGTCCGGCGCAAGAATTTCGAAGATAATCTGACGATCAAGGCGATGACCAATGAGGTCGATATCGGTTTCACGCTGTTCATGCGCCTGACCGGTATCGAAGAGCCGATCGCCCGCAAGCTCGACGATGTCGATCAGATGGCATTCGGCCAGATCGTCGAGAGTTTCACCAAGCCTGGCCCGAAAATGCCGATGAGTGCGCCGGTCACCTAGCCGCCATTCTGCATTTCGGGGCCGCCGAGATCGAGGCGATGGACGATCGGCGGTTCGATTACTGGATCGACCGGGCGAATGAGATCGTCGACGCCCAGAGAGGTACTGACTGATGACCATGCGCGCATCCCTCATCATCACCGCGAAGGATCAGGCATCCGCCGCGCTGGGCAAGGTCGCGGCCGGGGCAAAGCGCATGGGCGCGGCGTTCAAGCCGGTGGCGAAGGATGCGCATGCCGCCGATATGGCGATCGACCGGGTCGGAGGCGATGCATCCGGCCGGTTCGCGCGGATCGGTGCGGCGGCGCGGAAAATGGCCGGGGATTTCCGATCGTCCGACCGGTCATCGACCCTGCTGGGCCGGGGGCTGGACAAGGTCGGCCGCACGGCGCGGGCCGGGGCCACCCATATCACCAGCTGGGCCAGTCGCGTGCGCAAGGCGGCCACCGACATGCGGATAGCGGAGCGCGCCGCCTATGGCATGGGCTATGGCATAGGCTGGTCGGTGCGCAAAATGGGCGGGCTGGCGCTGGGCGCGGGCAAATGGGCGGCATCGACGGCGCTGACAACCGCGAAGTGGGGGGCAGGACTCGGTGCGGCGGCGGCCGGATGGTTTGTCGGTGGCATTATCCGGACGGGATCGACCTTCGAACAGTTCCAGGCACAGCTGGAAGGCACGGAGGGATCGGCGCAAAAGGCGAAGGCGGCGCTGGCATGGGTCGCCAAGTTCGCGGCGCAGACGCCCTATCAGCTTGACGAGGTGACCGATGCATTTGTGCGCGCCCGTGGTGTCGGTATCGATCCGCTGACCGGCGCGATGACAAAAATGGGCGATGCGGCGGCCGCCAACCGCAAAACGCTGATGGACGCGGTCGAGGCGATCGCCGACGCGCAGACCGGTGAGTTTGAGCGCCTGAAGGCGTTCAATATCACAACAGCGGTCAAGGGTAACACGGTCGCCTTCTCCTATATCGACAAGGCCGGGAAAAATGCGGTCCGGAGCACGAAAAAGACGGCCAAGGATATTCAGGCCGCCGTCCTTTCGATCTGGGATGAACGTCACGGCGGCGCAATGATCCGCCAGTCGACGACGCTCGCCGGTATCTGGTCGAACCTTCAGGACTGGGTCATGGGCTTCCAGTACCGGATTGCGGGCAAGGGCATTTTCGACCGGATCAAGAACAGCCTTGCCGATCTCCTTGATACCGCCAACCGGCTGGCGGACGATGGCACGCTCGATCGATGGGCGCAGCGCATTTCCGACCGGCTATCGGAAGCGTGGGATTGGGGCGTTCGTTTCGTCAAGGGGATTGATTGGGCATCGGTCGCTACTGGCATGGGCTCGATCGTGTCCACGCTGGCAACCATCGTTGGCTGGATCGGCAAGGCAGCGAATGAATGGCGCAAATGGCAGATCGAGGTTGCCATTCGCCAGCAGGAAAATATTGCCAGTGGGTGGTTTACAAGCCCGACCGATAAGGCCCAGGCACGCACTCAACTCTTCCGGTTGCGCATGTCGAAACAGGAGCTTGAAGCATCCGATGCGCCGAAAGTCGAGGTGCGCGGCAGCGGTGCCAAATGGCTGGGGAACTTCGGCCAGAAAAGCGCCACGGCCACGAAGGTCTCGCCATGGAAGCCCAGCACCGGCAACGCCTCGCCCTGGACGCGATCGGGCGCGCTTGCCAAACCCGTTCCGTCCACCAAGGCCCCGCTGAAACCCGGCGCAACCGCAGTCTCGCCGTGGAAGCCGATAAACGCCCCGGCGAAGCAGATTTCTTCGGTGCAGCGGATCGTCAATGACGTGAAGGTCGGCGGGCGGGTCGGCATCGAGGTCAAAGTGAAGGCCCCCGCCGGGACAACGGTCCGCACGACCGAGCTGGCAAGCGCGAACCGCGATGTGCCGATCGACCTGAAGACCGGCCGCGCCATGTCGGAGGCGGCGTGATGAGCTGGCGCGACCAGTATCAGCCGGGCAGCTTTCGCGGCGCGGCGTTCGTCACGATCAATCATGAGCATTCGGGTGGTCGCCGTGTCGTCACTTTCGAATATCCCGGGCGCGACGAACCGTCGATCGAGGATATGGGCCGCCGCGCGCGGGAGTATCGGCTCGATCTCTATGTGATCGGCGGCGACTATTTCGCCGACCGTAATGCGCTGCTCTCCGCGCTGGAGGCCGAGGGTGCGGGGCTGCTGATCCATCCATGGCTGGGCAGCCTGCAAGTGGCCGCCCGCGATTTCAGCCAGACCGAATCGACCGATGAAGGCGGCATGGCGCGGTTTCAGGTCACTTTCATCGAGTCTGGCCTGCCGGTTACCAACAGCCAGCAGGCCGATGCGAATGCGCTGGCGATCGATGCGGCCGATACGGCGGTGGCCTCTGCCGCGAGCAGCTTTGCCGACCGCTTCACGATTTCGGCCATGCCGGGTTTTGTCGAAGATGCCGCCGGATCGCTGATCGGTGAGGTCGGCACTCTTGCTTCGACGATCGCTTCCGGATCGGGCGCGGGCGGCACGCTGCTCAGCGCCTTCGGCAAGAGCCTCGACTATCTCGATAATCTGCCCGCGCTAATGCGCGCGCCCGAAAGCCTCGGCGGATCGCTGGTGACGATGGTGCAGGCAACCGTCGCGGTGGCGGGATCGGACAGCGCGCGCAAGGCGATCGCCGCCTGCAACCGGCTGGCGGATATGGTCACCGATGTACCGCTGTTCGCCACCCCCGCGCGCCTGCAACAGGGGGCCAATGCCGACGCGGTCCTGCATCTGGTGCGCCATGTCGCACTGGCCGAGCTGGTCCGGACCGTCGCCGCCACCGATTACAGTTCGCGCGACGCCGCCAACGCCGTGCGCGATGCGTCCGTCGCGAAGATGGATGATCTGGCGCTGGCCGCTGCCGATGCGGGCGAGGATGCGCGCGTCCGCGATTTCGACACGCTGCGCCGGGCGCTGGTCGCCGATCTCGCGCAGCGTGTGCCCGGCCTTCCCCGACTGCAAAGCTATACACCCCGCGCCACCGAACCGGCGCTTGTCATCGCCAACCGGCTTTATGGCCATGCAAGCGCGGCGAGCATGGCGGACAGCATCGCCGCCGCCGGTAACCCGGCCTTTGTCGCGGGCGGCATCGCACTGGAGGTCCTGACCCGTGTCTGAATCATCGGTAACCCTCAGCATTGACGGCCGCACCCATAGCGGATGGGAAGAGGTTGAAATCGCGCGCGCGATCGACGCCCTGACCGGATCGTTCGACCTGACGCTTTCACGCCGCGAACGCACGGCCGACGAACCGCGCACGATCGCCGCCGGGGCTGCCTGCGTCGTGGCCATCGACGGCGAAACCGTTATCAGCGGGTGGATCGACCGGGTATCGCCGGGCAAAACCGCTGATAATTTCCGGCTGCGCGTGACGGGCCGCGATCGTGCGGCCGATCTGGTCGATTGCTCGGCGATCGCGAAGCCGGGCAGCTGGCGCAATGTGTCGATGGAGACGATCGTGCGGGCGCTGGTCGCGCCTTTCGGCCTGACCGTCCATTTCACCGGATCGACCGGCAAACCGATCCGCCGTTTCGCGATCCAGCAAGGGGAAACGGTGCAGGCGGCGATCGAGCGGCTGTGCCGGTTTCGCGCGCTGCTGTGCTTCAGCCGCACCGACGGATCGATCGAGATCGGCACGCCCGCGAGCGGCGCATCGGTCGGCAAGCTGACGGACGGCGTCAATGTGCTGGAGGTCAGCGCCGATCATGATGTTTCGGGCCGCTATGCCAGCTACCATGTGAAAGGACAGAGCGCGGGCGACGATGAAGCCAATGGCCGTGCGGTGGCGCAGGTCAAGGCGAGCGCCACCGATGGCGCGGTCACGCGCTATCGCCCGCTGCTGATCGTTGCCGAGGAACAGGCCGACAAGGCGGGGCTGGAAAAGCGCGCGAAATGGGAAGCCAATGTGCGCGCGGCACGCGGTCAGACGGCCTATGTGACCGTGCAGGGGTGGCGCGATCCCGGCGGCGCGATCTGGTCGCCCAATGTCCGTGTCGATCTCTCTGCGCCCGATATCTCTATCGACGCGACGATGCTGGTCATTGCCATCCGCCTGAGCCGTTCCAATGAAGGCGGCACGATCGCACGCCTGACGCTCCAGCGGCCCGAGGCATGGCAGCAACTGGCCGAACCCGAGGGCAAGGATGCGTCCGGCCTGGGGAAAGCCGCATGAGCGCGATGATGCACAGGATCAGGATGATGCTGTCACGGGCGATCCTGACGCTGGTCGATGATAGCAAGGGGCTTCAGACGCTTCAGGTCGAACTCTTGTCGGATGAGGCGCAGGACGGCGTCGAACGGTTCGGCGAATATGGGCTGGCATCGCGGCCGAAAGCCGGAGCGGAAGCGATTGCCGCATCGGTCGGCGGGCTGCGCAGCCATATGGTCGTGATCGGCATCGAGGACCGGCGTTTTCGCCTGAAGAACCTCGCGGAAGGTGAGGTCGCGCTCTATGACGATCTGGGTCAGGTCGTACACCTGAAGCGTGACGGGATCGCGATTGAGAGCCCGCTTAAAGTCACCTTAGAGGCCCCTCAGGTGGTCGTGAATGCCGATCAGGCCGATATTGTCGCCGATACGGTGAACCTTGGCGGCACGGGCGGCGCGAAGGTCGCACGGGTCGGCGATACGGTTTCCGGCGGCGTCATCACGTCCGGCTCCAGCAAGGTGAAGGCGGCATGAGGGCGTCCTCTCCCCGTCGGCGCGGCCTGCGCGGCTGGCGCCGGGTTGATGTCACGGCCGACAATATGGCGATGGTCGGCGAGAAGCTGCGCGAATGCGGCAGTATGGGCGGCGACGGCGATCCGGTTGCTGCCCATGCCTTTTATGACAATCAGGGCCGCCTGCGCCGTCTCCATGCGACCTATGGCAATGGCTGGCGGGCGACGCTTGTCATCCGTACCGATGGCAGCTTTTCCCTGAGCCAGGCGATCAAGCTGATCCACCCGGCCCCGGCGCGGCAGAGCGGGGATGCGAAATGACCGATATCGCGCTTGTCTGGAATAATGATCTGAAGGCGGCCGACATCGCGATTTCGGGCGGTCAGCTGGTAACTGATGACGGATTGCGGACCGCGATCCTGATTTCGCTGTTCACCGATGCCCGCGCCAATGATGACGATCCATTGCCGGAGCCGGGCGCGGACCGGCGCGGATGGTGGGGCAATGCGTTCCCGGCCAATGATGATCTGTCGGATGAGCTGGGCAGCAAATGGTGGCTGCTGGCGCGCAGTAAGGCCACGGCGGACACTCTGCGCCGCGCTGAAGAAAGTGCGCGCGGCGCGCTGCAATGGATCGTCGCCGCTCAGATCGCGGCGGCCGTGTCTGTCCAGGTGGAGCGGCAGGATGATGGTCCGACGACGCGTCTGGCCGTTGCCGTCATCCTTACCCGGCCGACCGGACCGGCGCGGGACCGCTATGATTTCGTCTGGGAAGCATCGGCATGAGCTATGACCGGCCGACATTATCGGCCCTGATTACGCGTGATCGGGCCGATCTGAATGCGCGCCTGCCCGGCGCGGACGCGCGGCTGCGCCATTCGGTGCTCGATGTGCTGGCCCGCATGCACGCCGGGGCGATGAACGACCTTTATGGGTATGCGAACTGGATTTCCCGCCAGATTCACCCCGATACGGCGGATGGAGACATCCTCGCCCGCCATGCGGCGCGGCGCGGCATCGTCCGCAAGGCGGCGAGCTATGCGGCTGGGGTCGCGACGGCGACCGGTACGGACGGAACGGCTATTCCGGCCGAAACACTGCTCTCTCGCATAGACGGGACGCAATATCGCGTGACGACGGACACCGTCATCGGCGCGAGTAGCGCGACACTGACGCTGGAGGCGGTCGATGCGGGCAGCGGTCACGGGATGGATGCCGGACAGGAACTGACCTTCGTCGAGCTGATCGCGGGCGTTGCCGCAACGGTAACGGTCGATGCCGGGGGCATCGCCGACGGTGCCGATGAGGAGGATGACGACAGCCTGCTCTATCGCCTGTTGCTGCGCCTTCAGACACCGCCACAGGGTGGTAGTGTCGCCGATTACAAAGCATGGGCGCTGGCGCAGCCGGGCGTCACGCGGGCATGGGTCATTCCGGGCTGGATGGGCGCGGGAACGGTCGGCGTAACCTTCGTGATGGATGGCCGCGCCGATATTATCCCGCTTGCCGCCGATGTGGCGGCGGTTCAGGGCGCGCTCGAACTGTTGAGGCCGGTAACCGCCGATCTTATCGTCTTCGCACCGATCGCCGAGCCAGTCGATATCAGCATCGCGCTTTCGCCCTCGACAGCAGCGGTAGAGGCGGCTGTGGCACTGGAAATCGACGATATGTTCCTGCGCGATGGAGAGCCCGGCGGGACCATCTACCGCAGCCGTATATCCGAGGCGGCATCGATCGCGGCGGGCGAAAGCCACCATGTCCTTTCCCTCCCGGCCGCCGACTTCACGGCATCCTCGGCCGCCAAATTGCCGGTGCGCGGCGTGCTGACATTCCTGTGAGCACGCCCGCACCCCATACGGCGCTCGAATGGCGGGACATGCTGAAGGCTTATCTGCCGCGCGGCGCGGCATGGGCCGTACCGCCGGGCAGCGTTTTCGAAGGCCTGCTCCATGGGCTGGCCGAGGAATTCGCGCGGGCCGAAGTGCGGCTGGCGCAGCTGATCGATGAAGCCGACCCGATGACCACGGTCGAACTGATCGACGAATGGGAAGCGATGCTGGGCCTGCCGGACGGCTGTTTTCCGGCATCGTCCGACCTGGACGCGCGGCAACTGGCCGTGACGCAACGGCTGATATCCGTTGGCGGGCAGAACGCCCTCTATTTCCGGCAACTGGCAAGCGCGATCGGCTACACGGTCGAGATCGTCGAATATCGCGTCGCGCGCATCGGTGACCGTATCGGCGTGCGCCTGTTCGGTACGGACTGGGCCTTCACATGGGGCGTCCGCGTGCTCGTCGCCGGGCCGGAGGAGCTGGATCTCGAATGCATGATCCGCCGCCATGCGCCCGCCCATACGACCGTCTTTTTCACCTATGAGGAGGTATAGATGCATCGGACCGATGCGAGCGGCAATGTCGGAGGCCTGTTCAGCGCCGGAGACCCGGCGAACGGCGTGCTGCCTACCCAGCTGGACGAGGACTGGCACAATGCGGTGCAGGAGAATATCGCCCAGCTGATCGAAGCGATCGGTATGACGCTGGTCAAAGGTGATCATGACCAGTTGCGGGTTGCAGTGGCCGCGATGATCAGTAACGCCGAACTGACCCCAGCCCAGATATTGGCGAAGCTGCACCTCGTCGATGGCTCGGGTAGTCTGCTCGATGCCGATTTTCTGCGCGGCCTCTCACCCGATCAGGTGGTTTCTGGCGCGCGTGTATTAGCCGCGCTGGGTTTTACCCCCGTCCAGCAGGGCGGTGGCATCGGGCAAGGCACCAACAAGGTCAAGATCGGCTGGGATGGATTTCGCCTGAAGGCCACCGTCGACAGCACGGATCAGGGCAATATCGTATTTGACAACCATATTACGGCGGCCGCCATCCTCGCAAAGCTACTGACGGTCGATGGTGCGGGGTCAACCATCGATGCTGATTTTCTGCGAGGCTTGAGCCCGGATCAGGTGGTGTCTCTCGCGCGGGTGCTTGCTGCGCTGGGCTATACTCCGCTCAATAAGGCGGGGGATACGATGACCGGGCTGCTGACCCTGTCCGGCGCGCCGACCGCCAGTCTGCATGCCGCGACCAAGGCTTATGTCGATGGGCTGGTTACCGCTTCCGCCCTCCTCGCCAAGCTGCTGACCGTGGATGGATCGGGCAGCCTGACCGATGCGGACATGCTCGATGGCTATCACGGGTCAAGCTATGACCGCATCGTGTCCATGAGCATCGGGCAGGATGGTCATATCATCTATGCCTCGGGAAAGAAGGAAATCTGGGGCCGCGTCACGGTGAACAGCGATAGCTACAGCTATGTGACCTATCCCTTTACTTTCGACACCGTCCCATCCGTGACATTTCCTGCAATCGGCGACGCGGGCAATAACGACGGCGCGGAAAACACCAGTCTTGGTTCGTCAACGACGACCGGATTTTCCGTCTTTCAGGCACCGAATATGGGGGCGCTCTCTCTGCCCTATCAAGTGGTCGGGAAATAATCATGACGCTCTATTTCAGCCCTTTGACAGGCGGCTTCTATGACGACGCCTTCAACACCTCGATTCCGGAGGACAAGGTCGAGGTGACAATGGCCGAACGGGAGACGCTGCTCTCCGCGCAGCGGGGCGACCCCACAAAGGCAATCATGGCGGGGTCGGACGGCAAGCCGATCCTTGCAGAGCGCATATTGAGCGTAGACGAGGCGATGGCGCTGCTGCGCCGCCGCCGCAATGTGCTGCTGCGCCGCAGCGACAAGACGCAGTTCGCCGATTTCCCACTGACCGAGGCCGAACGCGAGGCCTGCGCCGCCTATCGTGCGGCACTCCGCGATTTGCCCGAAACCTATGCGACCGACCCTGCGGCGGCTGTCTGGCCGGAGCCGCCCATGCCGGGGATCATCTGACTATTTCCCACGAAAGGACGCACAATGGACTGCACGGTTGATAAAATGACGATGGAACTGGGCGACTATGATGCCGATCGTCGCCAGGTCCCGGTGACATTCGTTCATGAAGATTTCCCCGACGAAGCACTCTCGCGCTTCGTCAATGCCTGCCACGATGCCGAGGATGGCTATGACGAGGTGGCGACCATCATCCGCTGCGATGAGGTGGCTCTCGGCGTCAAGATGAAGATCGAGGCTGGCGTGTTCCGTCCCGCACCCGCACCCGCACCCGAGGAAGAGCCTGAAGCAGAAGGGGAAAGCTGATGTTCACGCTCGCCAACCGCTTCGGCCGCCGCCCCGGCGCGTTTCCGGCGGTAACCCCCGGAACGGTTACCATCGGCACCGCGCCGCCGATCGATCCGGTGTTTTCGTTGCTGCCGGATGCGGTCGTCCATGCGGAAGGCGATAGCGGCGACACCGCCTATATCTTTACCGTCACCCGATCCGCCAACCTGACCGGCGCGGCCACGGTCGATTATCAGGTCGCGGGAACCGGCGCTAATCCGGCCGACGCGGATGATTTCGGCGGCAGCTTTCCGGCGGGGGCGCTGGAACTGCCCGAAGGCGCGGAAACGGCGACGATCACGGTACTGGTGAGCGGCGACACCGAGGTGGAAGCGGATGAGCAGTTCACGCTGACCATTTCCAGCCCTTCGACCGGATCGATCGCCAATGCCAGCGCGATCGGCATCATCACCAATGACGATAGCGCCGCGCCGTCTCCGGTCAGCATCATCCTGCCGACCGCACAATGGGATAGCGATTTCAGCGCGACCGGCGATGCGACAGGCTGGCCGGACGGAAACTATGATACCGGGATTGGCGTTACCGTTACCATCGCCAATGGAATTTATACAGCTACAGGGACACCTGCATGACTCGGTACAGCATCAATTTCCGACTGACCGCAGGCACTTATGGTGAGGTTGCGCCAAGTGTTTACGACATCGGCGAAGTTTGGCCTATCGTGCGCAACGGCCAGACTTTCGGCTGGTCTGTCAGTGGGTCGAAGGGCGATTATAGCAGCGGCGATCCGCGCATCAGTGGCCGGACACGCGCGACGACGACCAGTGTGTACTGGCGGTATAATCTCCCTAATGGCCCCGGAACCTATCGCGTAAATGTGGCGAGCGGCGGCCTCAATATCAACGAGGCCAACGGCCTGCTGATTAAAGACGGCGACGGCACTCTTGGCAGCGGGATCACTGATGGTGGCGGGCCAGGTACAACGCTTCTTACAGCATCGGACGGCTCGACGACATCAACGGGCTATGTGCGTGATGCCGCTGACAACCTCATAACGATCAGCGATTGGCTGCTTTCGAACGTGTCGGCGAGCGGGACAGCGCAGGGCGGATCTAGCGCAAGCATCACGCTCCAGTCTGATTACGTCGGCGATCCGGTCGGACAGTGGATCAGCCTTACGGGAGGGACGGGCAGCGGAGAGGCAAGGCTCATCACTGCTTATGATGGTGCCGCGAAGGTTGCGACGGTCGCCAGCCCATGGACTGCTGCTCCCGATGCGACCACAACCTATGATCTATGCCTTGGCGGCGGCGAAACGGTCGAACTCACTTTCACCGCCGATCATTTTTTCGTCTACAAGCCGACAGGCGCCAATCTTGCCGTCAACAATATCACGATCGAACCAGTCATTGCGCCGCTTTCCCCGCTGAAATTGCGCAAGCCGGTCACTGTCGGGGCATCGCTGACGGAAGCGCCTGAGCAGACAAAGGTCTTTGGGCAAGATCCAATCGGTGAAAGCCTCGGTTATTTGGAAGCGGCGACCGGTGTACAGGTCTATACGATCGATGGTGGCGGCCTCGCGCCCTATGTCGCGCTTGAGGCGCGCGGCGGGAAATATCATATCGTCGTCACTGACCGCATCCCTGACGATGCGACCCCGACACTGCTGGTCAGCCAGATCACGCCGGATGAGACAAAGCAGACAAGCTTTACGCTGACGATGGTCCCCGCCGGGGAACGGCCGCTCACAGGCATCTATGGGCGGATGACAACCGAGACGTGGTTGCTCAAGCAGCTCGTCGAAGATAAGATCGCGCTCCATCACTGGTATGGATACACGGGCGATGGCAGCGATCTGACTTATCTTGCACCGGTATCCAGCCTTGCCGAACTTTCGACGCGCATCAACAGCATCACAGCGGATGGTTCGAACACGACCAAATACTGCATCCAGCTTCAGAACGGCGACTATAGCGGTTCGCTCAGCCTGAGCGGAAAGGACTTCGGCTCTGGTGGCCTGGTGATCGAACCCTATCCCGGCCATGATCCCGATTTCATCACGATCCTGACCGGCGCGAGCGTCAGGCACCTGCATATTCGTAACCTACTCTGCACGATGAAACAGAGTACACCCTTTGTAATCCAGATGCGTTTTTTAGGACGCACGAAGATCGCGATCACGGGGATGCGCTTTGGGCTGCTACACGATCCGGCGATGACACAGGAGGATCTGGGATCGGTGCAGATCGCTGGGCAGGGCGTCTATTTCGACGACTGCGAAACCGTTCATTTTACCGATAATGACATTTATGGATTTCCCGCATTCACAACGGTTTATGGCGCGCTCACCTATGTTAGGAGCGGAAATCGATTCCGTCGCGGTACTGGAGATATAGCTAAGGTTGCACAAGTTAAAGACGTTGATAGTCCATATAATGCTAACCCTGAAAATGCTATGTATATGCTCTGGGCTGATGAAACTGTCCACGAAATATGCCTGGACTATACTGGGTACAGCACAACATCGCACCTCGACGTCTGTCAGGGTGCCACCTATGGATACAATATGTCACGATGGTATCCCAGTGCTGGCAAGAATGGCGATACCAGCGGGGTCTATAACTGGGAGATCGGAAATAAAATTTATGCTCAGGGCAATGACCGCGTTTATGTCTGCGCCGCTGCTCCAGCGACCAGCCCGACCAATGGCGGTGCAGGTGGTATAACCGGAGCGACGATCCCGGCTGCATTCGCAACTGATGGAGATACATCAACAGGGATCGTCGATGGCGAGGTGACGTGGGACTTCTACAAGGCTAACCAGCATGCAGGAAATACGCCGCTCTATCTGTGGGCCGAGCGGGTCTTTCTGCACAGTGCCGGATATCATAGCAACAACAACAGCTATCAGGCCTTTTTGAATTCTAATGGCAATTTCAATCTGCAATATATCGTCGGATTTTTCAATTGCTTGCTCGCGACATCATCAGCTTATGGAGTGGCTAACTACCAATCTATTAGCGAATATAACAAGGTCAGAAATATCACTTATGTAGAGCAATGCTCGCTCGTGAAGCCAGCCAAAGCCGACAACGCGACCGTGTACAATACAGGCCGCGTTTTCGCTGGCGGATCGCAGGACGTAAAGGTACGGCGCTGCCTGCTCGAATATGAGGAGGCACCATCCGATTATTCCACGCTCGACAGCTACGACAACCTGCCGGTGAGTTTTACTGCCGGGCTTGGCAACGCGAATAGCCCCGATCAATTGCTGCGTGGCGATACGCTGTTCGAGGTCATCAATGGCGCGGCGCGGGTTGGATACCCGACCATTGTCGACGAAGGGCTTGAGGCGGGCGCTGTGGTATCAGCCATATCGAAGGCGCTGCACGTCGATAGTGGCGGGCATGGCGCAAAGCTGACTGAGGTGCATGAGATTGCCGGGCCAGAAGGGACGACGATCTCCTTGACCGTAGAACCTTAGAGATCTCAATGAGAGGGGTCTTAGTCGCCCTTAAGACCCCTCTCAGCACGCTAATTAAGTGCTCTAAAAACTCTTGTCCGAAACTCCAAACTCTCTTGTCGCGCTACAAAGGGGGGGGGGAGCGGTTCTGGCTCCTCCCCCTTGTCTTTGGTCTATGGAAGATCTGGCGCTGCGACACGGGGTTGCTGAAACATGGCACGTCCGGTATCAATAAATTGATCATCAGTTAATTAATTGAGTCGTTTGTCCGGAAGGCGCGTGCCTGGGTCAGGTGAAGTGGCGCCATTTTTAATAGGGCGAACTGCTCCCGCTTGAAGAAGGGGTGCGGAAAGTGAGGGAGGCAGTGATTGTATCGACGGCGCGGACGCCGTTGACCAAGGC